GTCTGATGGCTGGATTGCTGATGCTCGCCATATGGCGAAAGGCACTTCAGACCATATACCGCAAAATGGAATAGTCCGCGCTCTTGATATTGATGCTGATCTCAATGCACACAAAGAAGAGGCTTACGCTCTTGTTGAGAAAATACGCAAGTGCGCCAAGCGCGGTGACAAGCGGATAAAATACATTATTTACGACGGCAAAATTATGAGTCCCATTATGAATTGGAAGCGCAGAAAATATAGAGGTGCTAACCCTCACCGGTCGCATTTCCATATTAGCTTTACAACTTTGGGAGACAAAGACGGCAACTGGTTTGACCTCGAAGGAGACAGAAATGAAAGAATTGAAACTGATGGCGGAAAGCTGGGGGAAAACATTCCTCGCGACGGCTCTAGCGACATACCTAGCAGTGGGCTGGGATCTCGACGCAATTGCAAATGCGGCGCTAGTATCAGTCTTGCCTAGCATCATTAACTGGCTTAACCCCAATTACGAGCGCTACGGCAAAATCAAATAATGCAAGTCTCTGAGTTCGCTGCGACCCTTGCCTCTGTGCTGGGGTCTATCGGCCTTCTCATTGCCGGACTTAGATACATTATAAAACTTGAGAATCTGCCCATTGTGTCGCGCCTCGACAAGATGGAGTCTCAGTTAGAATTAGCCCTCTCAGCAAAGGTGGCTAGAAGTGGCAACAAGAAAACGCGCTAAGAAACCAGCGAAGAAGGTGGCAAAACGTCGCAAAACGACGAAGGAGCCAATCCTTACAAAGCTGGATTTCTGGGCTATCGCTGCCAAAGAAGTGTATGACGCTTGCCGAAAAGCCGGAATGGACGAAGGCACAGCTCTGGCCTTTGCGATGGATAGAAGCTCTTACCCCGATTGGATAGTTGATCCGAGCGACCCAATAAAGAATCCGCTCGATGATTGGGAAGAGGACGACTAATTTACCTTCGCGAGGTGGAACTCTTTGAGGCGCTCAAGTCGGTTTATCCAGACTTAACGCCAGTCTCACCGACCGACCGGCACGACGGCATTACCAACGATGCTTATATCGAGATGAAGTGCCGCCGCACGCATTACCCCACCTTGTTAATTGAAAAGAAGAAGTGGGATTATCTGGCCGAAATAAGGGGTAGAACGGGCGCCAGAACCCTCTATATCAACTCCACCCCACAAGGGGTCTATCAGTTCGATTTAGGGGCTATAAACGAGCCTGAGTGGCAATTAAAGGCCCTTCCAGCCAAGACCGATTACCCCAATGGCGAGAAGGTGCAGAAGCTCTGTGGATTCTTGGACTTGCGACACTCCGAACTCTTACTTGTATAAATCCATTTAATTAAATACATTTATCCCGTAAATCCATTTAAGGATTACAGAACGGGAGAGTAAGTGATAAATAATCCAGCAGTAATCCGATTTGATTCTACTTCTGGCGCTTGGTCTGATGGTAAAAACTACGTCAAAGGCCAAATAATCAGACGCTACGCAATTGAATCGCTAGGTAGAAAATCAGTTAGAGGGCGATTGAGTAGACAAGAAATCTCAGCTTATTGGCTTGATCGTTATGGGGTGAACGCCGATGTTCAATGAAGGCGTTTTCTTCGCAATCTATTGCTCAACACTATGGCTTGGTTATCGGGTTTATGTGAGCATCAAAGCCAAAGCCTTTAATGATGGATACAAGAGAGGTCGGGCGAGTATAAATGTCAGAGAGATCGTTAAGTGACTGGCTCTCGGACGCTGGTAACACCCTCGATGACAGGGGGCTTGAATATGGCGACCCGAGGCACAATCTTTTACGCATTTACAAAATCGCGAGACAACTCGGTGTTCAGCTCAGAGACCCATCTGACTTGGCGCTTGTCTTTATCGCAACAAAACTATCAAGAATGGTGGAGAGTCCAGAGCGCGAAGATTCGTATCTCGATCTCATTGGATACTCCACTATCTTATCTTTTTGCCGATTCAGTTCACCAGAAGATTGGGACGACGTTGAGCTTGACTCGCAATCATAACCAACACCAATGGTGCGATACCTGTAAGAAAAGATACGGCCAATTAAAAGATGGATCTTGGCATCTCAAGGCTCAAGTTCCAGCCGTATGGAAAGTGCAAAGCGAGACCCCTAACCGAAGGATGCAGGTGAGGTTTTATTGCCAACCTTGCGCTGACGAGGTGCAAAATTGGCCGGATGGAACTTTCTGGTCGCTAAAAGAACAATTACAAGCTGCGATAGATGATTTCGCAGGTAGGGAGCAATTAGATGTCAAACTATCTTGATGATTATGTAAGTGTGCAGGATCGCTTAAAGGAGTTTATAAATGCTTATCCGGACTATCGGATTAAAACGCACGTATTGGAAGAATCGCTTACTCCTAACTGCGATGTCTATATTGTTAAGACTGAGTTATACCGGACTGAAGCTGACGCTGCGGCTTGGACAACTGGTTTATCGTCGGAATCAAAGCAGAAACAATACGCCCTCGAATTGGCGGAAACTGGAAGTCTGGGACGCGCACTTAACCTCGCTGGGTACTTTGCTAAACCTAACCAAACGCCTAAGAAGCCAATTCAAACAACAAAGCCAGCTCTTGCTGAATTCGTCAAAGAGCAAAGACCAAACGACCCTGAGCCGATTGTCTGGGATGTCAGCGCTATTGCGGAAGAACTCGGAGCCGAAGTAATTGATGAGATTCCAATTTGCAATCACGGGCCGATGATTCTCAAGCAAGGCAGCAAAGAGGGTAAGGAATATCGAGGCTGGGTCTGCACCGAGCGCGATAAGTCTCGTCAATGTTCGGCTAAATGGATGAAAATTGGATCAGACGGTAAGTGGGCGTTTCAGAAGTGATTAACGAGATGCACCCGTTCAAGTGTGGGCCTTGTAAGAAGGTGACGCCGCATCACTACATAACCAAGTATGAATCAGAGATTGAGCCTGATGCTTGGGTCTGGTTGATGGAGTGTCAGAATTGCTTTGAACAGCGCTTATTTGATCCAATTGACAGGGTGATTAGTCGGGAAGATGAGATAACGCGCTGCGACCAATGCGGCAATTACAAGATGAAGGCAGCTAAATGCCGAATCTGTAAAATAGCCGATGGACAAGAGCGTATCAAAGAGCGCTACTGGAACGGCAACTCCACCTTAGAAAGGTTTATTGATGCCGATATATGAGTTCAAGTGCGATAAATGCGAAGCCATTAAAGACGTTGCACTTGGATTCGATATGCCCAAAGAAGTCACCTGCGACAAGTGCGGCGTTTTGATGTGGCGAGTATGGACGCCAACACCGACACATTTCAAGGGCGATGGTTGGGCTGGTAAGAAGTAATGGCTAAGCCTCATTCACTTAAATACATTAAACAGCTACTTGAGTGGGGCTTTGACAAAGAATTTATCGCCCGAGATATGGGGGTAAATTTAGCATCATTAGAAGTCCGGTTAAACAGAGCAAAGAAAAGGGAGCAAGATGGCAATCAAGGATCTGAGTCTGAAACTAGCGGCGATTAGCCTGCTGGCAGACCAAGCAAAACGCCTCAAGGATGAGCTGAGGGCTGAACTACAAGCTGAGATGAATCAACTTGGCGCTGATCGAGTAAAGGCTGAATTGGGCGATGAGGTGGTTGCCTACATAACGACCAGTAAGCCGAAGTTCAAATGGGTCATTAAAAGCGACAGGAAGGCTTTGGAGTGGTTTAAGGCGTATTACCCTAGTGAGGTTATAGAAACCATACGGCCAAGCTCTCTAGAGGCCATATTGGATAAATTTAACTATCAGGATGACGTAGTTATTGATCCAAATGGTGAGGTAGTTGATTGGCTAGAAGGATCGTTGGCTGAGCCGTATTTGACCACTAAATTCCACGGCGAAGGCAGAGCCATCCTTAGAGATGCTTTAATAGGGTTGAAGCGTAATGAGCTAGATGTTAAGGAGATATTGGAGTTAGAGGGATGAGAATTGGGTCTCTTTGCTCCGGTTATGGTGGCCTAGATATGGCCGTAGAGGCCTATTACAACGCTGAAACTGTGTGGATGTCAGACCTAGACAAATACTCATCAAAAGTAATTACAGAGCGTTGGGGCTTGCCTAATTTAGGAGATTTAAAGATAGTTGATTGGGCGTCAGTTGAGCCAATAGACATATTAACCGCTGGTTATCCCTGCCAGCCATTTAGCCAAGCTGGACAAAGAAAAGGATCAAAAGATGAGCGACATATCTGGCCATATATCAAAAACATTATTAGCCAATTACGACCCAACAGAGTCATCTTGGAAAACGTCAGAGGACATCTCACCCTCGGTTTTAAAGAAGTTCTTGCAGACCTTACCCAAATCAGGTATGACGCTAAATGGTCAATTGTTCGAGCTAGTGATGTCGGAGCACCACACCAAAGAGCGAGACTCTTCGTTGTTGCCTACCCCAACAGTTCGTCACACAACCAATCACGACGAACCAATCGAACAGTTTCTCAATCGACAGGCCAGATCATCGACTGGTCAGATTGGGATGAGCACAGGCATAGCAGTTCGTTTGTTACCGACGCCAACAACTCAAGAAGGTTCTGGGACGCACAGGGATCACCGGGGGGACTTGACTCACGCACTACTTCCCACTCCTACAACAATGAACAACAGGGAGACTGGAAAACACCGGGATTGGGGAGCAGATTTAACTCACTCGATCAAATGCGATTGCAAACGCCGCCGAATCCATTGGACTTAAACAACAAATTAAACCCTAAGTTCGTTGAATATATGATGGGATTGCCAGTTGGTTGGGTGACTGATTTGGAAATTAGTAGATCACAACAATTGAAATTGTTAGGTAATGGAGTAGTTCCTCAACAAGCATATTATGCGATTGATAAGTTAGAAAGGCTCTGACCTGCGGTTATGTTAGCCTACTTGACAAGCCTGCTACCATCTCGCCATAGCGCGGGCGCGGAGCTGGCCCTAAAGCGGAGGTCGAGGGAGGGCCATTGTCTTCGCCTGATGGCTACTACGTTAATAACAGCTCTACTATTGATAATAAATACAACGCCATCAAAAGCAGATATGAATTTAAAACTATATGCTTACAACTTACTTACTTGGCAAGAATTCCAATGCTTTAACTGGCTTATACATTACGAATCTCGTTGGAATCCCAACAGTAAAAATGGTTCTCACTATGGGCTGGGCCAAATGCGATCTACTTGGTATAGAGACCTTAGCCCCCAAGGACAGATAAGAGCATCCATTAAATACATACGTCATAGATATGGTGATAGTTGTAAAGCCCTACATCACTTCGAAACTAAGGGCTGGCATTGAGTCACAAGAGATATAACTCAGCCTATTATCAGAGAGTTCGTAAGCTGGTATTAGAACGCGATTACTTCACCTG